TATCAAAAAGCGGTAAAGCGCTTAAGAGAAATGAACAAGATTGGAAAAAGTGGGGTGCAGCCACTAAATTAGTAGTAACCGGTGTTGCTATTTTAGCTACCCGTGAATTGATCCGATATTCCGATGCTTTGACATCGATGACCACCAAATACAGCCACAGAATCCGTGATTGCATCATTGGCACCCACAAATTCAATCGCATTATTTCGAGCCACTTCTAGCTTCTGTCCGAATGTCGCGGTGGCTTGCGCAAAATCGCTGTCTATTTTATTCGCATAGCGTTCTAAGGACTCGATTAATATTTCAGCAGTGATTGCACCGGTTGCGGCCAATTCTCGCAATTCACCGGCTGTTTTACCGGTGGCTTCTCTCACAGCCTCCATAATGATGGGGGCTTGTTCTGCGATGGAATTGAACTCATCGCCACGGAGCGCACCGGATGCTAATGCTTGGCCTAACTGCCTGATGGATCCACGGGTTTCTTGTGCGGTGGCACCGGATATGGCAAACGCTTTATTGATTGAACTAGTAATTTTAACCAATCGTTGCTGGCTGATATCAAGATTACGGGTTGCGCGTTCCATTTTAGCGTAGAGATCGACGGTTGATTCAACACTGGTTCTAGTGTCTTTAGAGACATCAAATAGCGTCTTAGTGATAGCGGCAAGTTCTTTAGTGCTATTAGTGGAGAGTTTTAATTTGTTGGTCATCGATGTCAAAGCATCGGAATATCGGATCAATTCACGGGTAGCTAAAATAGCAACACCGGTTACTACTAATTTAGTGGCTGCACCCCACTTTTTCCAATCTTGTTCATTTCTCTTAAGCGCTTTACCGCTTTTTGATATTTACCGCTTTTTGATAATTGTTTATTGGTATTTTTAATGGCGCGCCTGACATCGGATGTATCAGCGCTTATCTTTACACTCAGCGTGCCAATTGCAGCGTTAAAAGCCATTATGCTATATTTTTTCCTTCAGCTATCAATTCATCGCGTCTTTGGTGTAATTTATAAAGCGCGTCCTCATGGATGCCGTTCACGTATTTAGGTCGGTTAAATTCGAAAATTCTACCCGCTTCCAAAGGTGACATATCCCAATATTCAGAAGCGGACACATAACATTTTCCAACTAAAAAATCATAGAAATCACCCCATGGGTATTCGGTTATTTCTTGGACGTTTTCTTCTTCTTCTCCGTAGACTTTTTTTTACTGCGGAAAAATACGACTTTAAGGATCTCGCTAACTAAAATAAGTATATCGGCAATACTGGCTTGCCCGTCACTGCACATAGCTTCCCATACTTTTTCTTGAGCGTCTACAATAGGCATATCAGCAAGCTCCTTGACGCCTGCCAATTGTAAAAGCACAGTAATTAACCGAGTCGCTTTACTGAGTTTTAAGTCGCGGGATGCGCAGTCATTTGCCAAACCAAGTAAATTGACACCACTCTCCTCAATCCGATCGATATGGTACATATTGATGATTAACGGATAATCTTTACCCTCCCATGTGAGGGTGATGGTTTTATTGATATTCATTAAGTTGCTGCTACATAAACAACTGCACCTGATGAGCTAAACGAAGCATCAAAGGTGACTAAGCCGTTACTCTCACCGGTATCGCTGATTGAATCAAGAAACCCGTCAAACGTCTCGGTAGATGGGGTAGATACACCATCCGCATACGTAATAACAATTTCGAAAATCTGACTCACACTGGTATGATATTCAGAGATGAGCTCGAGATTTTTCAATAACCCGCTCATTGTGAAAGTCATTCCTTTCAGGCCTGGTTTCGCTAATGCCTCCTGATTACCGCTTGAGTCGTCGTCGGTTGTATCAAGACGCTCGTTAGTTCGTTCTGTTGCCTTTGTGATAACACCAAGAAGAGTTGTTCCGCCAACACTAGCAGTCACTTCTCGACCTATCATTCCTACACCTGGACTAGCCATCATAAACTCCTATATTGGATCTCTGTAAGTGAAAAAATTCATTGTGTAGATAAACCGGTTAGATTTGTCTTTTCCTTCCGGCAGTAATCCGCCAAGTGGCGCATATTCGACATATTCAGTCCCGTTGATTATTGTTCGCACTTCTTGCAACAGAAATTCGTAAATCCCTCGCGCGCGATCATGGACTGATTTAACACCTTCTTGGGTGTCACCTCTCACCCTGACATTAAAAACAGGGTTCTCATATTCATCTTTAATTAATGCGTCAATCGCATCGGTATCCAATACCAATACCTGACTGTCAACCTCATCACCATTCGTTTCTGACTTCCATTGAAACGAAGTGATCGGAATACTGGCTAATCCTAATGCTGCAGAGTTATCATCTAATAACTGTCTGATATCTTCTGAAACCGCGTTTAAGCTCATAGTGGTCGTTTACTCGTTGAGCGGATAATAATATTTAACACTTTACTTAAATTTCTAAACACCGCTTTCTCTAAAAATCGATTCTCTGCGCCAGGCTTCTGCCAATTGGTGTCGGCTGGCATTTCGTGTACCGCCGCCGCGTAAGGGGCTGTATTAATCCCATAGCCGACCAACGCAACTGGTTTGGTTTTGCCTGCACCCTCAAAACCTGTTCTCACAAAAGCGCTTCCAATCAATTCGCCGGTATCAACTGAAGTGAGCTCTTGCGCTTCCTTCTTAACCAATGTTGCAGCATCTTTTACCCCTTCGCGCGTATGGCCTTCAATACCTCTCAGTGCTAAACTGAGTTTGTTTTGGATGTCCTGCAATCCTTTTACTTTAAAATTAACTTGTGGCATTACACTAGCATCCTTTTACGGTCGCTCATCCCTGGATTTTCTGATGTATCGATAACTTTTTTAGCGCCGACTGGAGGGGCAGATACACCGTCCTGATCTTCCAAAACAACTAATGATCGTTTTGGGATTAAAGTGTCTGAATGAATAACAAAAGAAAATTTATGATCATCACCTTTATCATCAGTAAAAATACCGTCTTCCTCTGCCCATCGAGCATCAATTCTAATTCCAGTATTAAACGTTGGATCGCCATTGTTATCAGAACTCGCTACAGACCAATAAGTCACATCTTGATCGGATCTAAAGTTGCTCACACTCTTCTCCTATATCACCACCAATCGAAAAGAATGAAGCCTTTCTCATGTCTACTTCAACCAAACACCCGTTGGACAGTGTATTTGCCATAATCCCAAATTGAGTTGACTTAACGCCATCGCCGATCGAACCACGAGAATAAGTATTTGACTCACTCTTAAATTTCTCTGACAACAGGGCTAACTTTGGATCGCTGACCGCGGCATAATGTGCAGACAGCCAAATCTCAACTTGCAATAACTGACTATCGGATAAATCAGAACCGCAATCAGAAAGTGCTACGCCATCGACTACGTTGTTTGCTGCATTGATAAAGGGCGTTAAATCGCTAATGCTCGTATTTGGTACAATGTCTCTTACTTCTGCATCAGTTGCTCTGTTAGCCATTAAACAAACCTCACGTAACCTTCCATAACAATATTAAATGTTACCAACTCCCTTAAATCATCATTAATGGTGATACCAAGCTTTTGGTTAGTATTAGCCGCTAATCTTATCCCTTCGTTACCAGCCGCTAAAGTTGTAAAATCCCATATAGGATTATAAGCAGTATTGGCATTGCCTTGACCTGCTATTTTTAATCTAAAAGCACTATCATCACTTCCTAGCGCCGGTGTATCTTTGCCAACTCTCACTAAATCTAAATTAGTTAATATGGGTTGCCTAGTAATATCGAATTTGATACCTTCGTGCTCTATGAAAGTATCAATACCATTTGCTAATCCGTCAGCGATCGTACCAAAATCCTTTAATAAAATTGTCGCATCACCCTCAATAAAAACATTCGCTGATTTAAGATATAAATCACCATCTGAACGCGCTGCAATAAAGGCATCAATTGGTGTAACCGATCCATCCAATGTCAAATCAATAGTAGTACCTAAACCAGTGCCATCAGTTGATAGATGTTGTATGAGCGGCACTTGTATAAAAGGTTTCGTTGATGGTGCTGGTACTGCGTTGGGCGTAGTGACTAATCCGCGATCAATAACTAATACCGTGTTACCATTTTCATCAATTACGATAATTGGTGTAGCCATTATTAAATACCATCAACCAAATGGAACGATATTGTGATAGTCACTGTAATCGAAGTGTTCCCCGCTGGTGGTCGGATACTGATCCCAGTGGTTCCACCTTTGGGAATCTCAGAACTAACCTCAAATGTTTCACGCTGAGTCACATCGGCTAAAACACCATTTCCAGGAAATTCATTACCACTGACGGCTTGTGGTCCTTTCTTAATATCACCAATAAATGCCCTTGGATCGCCGCTCTTACGATTAGTTGCGATAATATCTACTCCGCTAGCAACAATAGGATCTGCTGGAGAGATATTACCCACTTGTTCAATCAATATTCCATTATCCGAACCACCAGCACTCACACCGCTACCAATTGTTGCCGAAGTGACTATTATGGGTCCGACATCATTATTTTTAATGTAGAAAACCATTAATTTTGCTGTCCCAGTCAAAACCATTTCTGTGGTATAAGTTTGGAATGCCTGGCCTTCTTCAACCGCAAATATAAGCTGATCAGTACTCACCGAATCGACTTTTAGTCGGTCTTTTTTAATGCCAACTTGGCGTGCTCCACCATCTTCATCTACACCTTGAACGACCATTAAACATCCTCCTTCGTTATGCCTGTATTACCCATCTCTTCCGTTCTCAAATTTAACAACTCAAGCTCACGAATAATCACCGCAAGCTGACATGTTAATAGTAAAAAATTAGTGTTGAGCAAATCAAACAGATCACTACTAACAATTTTTTTAACATTAATCAAGCCATTCGCTTGCGGGCTAAACACCCAAATAGATGGATCACCTTGATCAAATGCTTTTTCTTCACCACGCCTAAATATCCGATAAGCGTCGTTATCTTTTGGCGGCTGACTTTTCGATATCGCAAAATACAAATCAGTCGTGCCAATATTCTGAATAATGACATCCGTTCTAGAAGAAATACCAGACAAAAGATAAACGTCTTGATACTCTTCCGCCTCAATCGGCGTATTTGTTCGCGTATCAACCATCTTTAATCCCTTAAATTCAGCGCACCCTAAGATGCGCCTTTATTTACTTGGCCGCTGCTTTGTCAGCCTTGTCGGCTTTGGCTTTATCAGCTTCAGCTTTGCCGTCTACAGTAACCTTTTTCTTTACGCCAACTGCTAAAATTTTACCTTGTTTGACTAGGCTTTTAGCGTCCTTCTCTTCCATCGTAATCTCAACACCCGTCTCAATATGAGTCATTTTCCCTTTGACTTTCATATAGTGTTTAGGGTGAGCGACAATAAATGTTTTCTTAGCCATGATATTAATCCTTCGCCGACATAGCGCACGTGTTACCAAAGAAATCATCTCGAATTTCCCAACCGATTGCCGAAGCAACGATAAAGTCATAATTTGCATTATAGACTTGTCTAGGTTGAGCCATAGTCGAAACACCCATGCCGGTGATTGGTCTAACTAATCCATTTAATGGGAAAGCCATCCATTCATTACCAGCAATAACCGCCGCTGAGCCTAATTTACTAGACTCTTTGATGGTGTCAACTCCGCGAAGGTTTTGAAGCTCTTGCTGAATGGTTAGAGACGCGTATTCAGTCGAGAATTTACGCTCCAGGTTAGACATGATCTCGAGACTTCCGTAATAAACTAAATCAAGCGCACATTTATTGGTAATACGCATAATGTCGCGCATCTCAATAAAGGCGTTTTTGATTTCGTCACCGGTTTTGGTTTGGTCAGTAAAATCGAAATTCACACCGCCAGCCCCTAAATCGATCTGAGCGGCCCGTGCATCATTCCGAATACCTTCATATTTGCGGGTATCAACCACAATGACTTGACCATTCTTGTCTAACTGACCGTCAAGAAAGGTGTCTGCTAAGTGATTTCGATGTGCTGATACGTTTTCTCTCTGATCATCAATTAAAGCGTCAAAGCCTTCTGATCGACCGGCAGAGAATTCACGCCAGTTACGAGAATAACCATTATCGTGTACTGGAATAATCGTTCCATCAATACTGAAATCAACATTATCAAACTTCACGCCCACTTGACCGGTCATTGAGGTTTGAACTTGACCTGCATCCGATGCGCGTCTATTTTCAAAGGTTAATTTGCCGATAGGTACTGAGCGAGACAATGGCATTAAGTCGTTTAAAAACGCATCGCCCTCGTCTAACTTCATACGTTCGACGGTTACATTATCGAATTCTCGAAATATTTCATCAGGAATTCGCCCTGCATTAACATTTAAGCCATGCGCTCTAAACTCTTGAGCAAATCGGGCTTCGTTAATATTGAAACAAGTCCTCAATGCGTCACGCTCTCTTAATTGGCGTTGCGCAGGTCGGCTGTTTGCTACTAGTTGTTGAGTAAAAATCATTTCAGTCTCTCCTATGCTGCAACAACACGAACAAGCGTTACCGCTGTTGTGGTGATGACTTCGTCAGAATAAGCCAAAATCTCTTCACTGGTTACGCCAACGGTTGCGGGTGTTACCGCAATCTTTAACGTACCGTCAGCCGCAGAGCTTAAGGGCGTACCGCTTTTAGTGATGGTTTGACTGGTCGCGACAAGAACATTTAAGAATTCACCTGAACGAGCGCGAATAGCCACCATGTTTTCACCAGAAACCCAATCGTCATCGACGGTCTTGGTTCGTTGTTGATCGACATCAGCCCATAATCGGGATGCGCCGAAAATCGTTGCAGCCACCGCATTCTCATCAATACCGGTTGCCGCCTCAGAGCATAAAGCGCCAGGTCGTACTACGCCTAAAGCCTTGCCTTCTACATTCAAAGGCTTGCCGGCATGACCGTGATCGGCTGGTCCGACATAAATAACGCGTTTTCCTTTAGTAGCCATTTTAAAAGCCTCCTATTTAGGTAAATCTTCAACTTTCGTTTTGAAAGTATCGGTTTCATCGTTAACAAGCATTGTGTCACCAATGCCGTGTGATATACCGCAATTTGCCGCCATAGCCTTAGCTTTATCAAGGCCGAGGCTCTCGATATCTGACTCATCAAGACCAAGGGACTTTTTAGAGGCTACAATCGAAACTGCTAGCTCCTTAAGTTCCTTGTCTGAATTTGCTGTGATTGTGGTCTTTAAATCAGAAATTTCTTTTTTGAGAGAGTTGATAGCTATCGAAACAGCACCATCCTCAGATTCAGAAAGCTCTTTGTTTTTGTCTTTATCGTCGTTAGTTGATAAAGCCTTGTTGTATTTTGCCATTAGATCTGCGTTGGAGATTTCGGCATTAACCGTGACCCCAAGTTTAGCCAATTTAGCAATCATCTCATTACGCATAGCAATGTCTCCATTTTGTGAGTTAGAAACCAAAGATTTTAAGGATTCAAATGAAACCCCGAGGACTTCAGCAAAACCTCTAAGTCTTTCATCTGGCGGTGTTTCAATGTCACCAGCCAATATTGCAAGTAATGTATCGCGAGCTATACCGCCAGCAGAAGCCATTCGATCAATCAAATCACTTCTCTCATCGGAGTCGTCAGATTTACTCTCAAGTAAACTATTTAACCTATCGGCTAGAGCTCCATTTACTGTGATCCCTAGTTTTGCTAATTCAGCAATAATAGTGTCACGCATAATATTATCCTCTTCCGTTCCGATGGAGTTAATGGGCCTGAACTCAACAAAACGTTCCACCGGTAGTCGTGTGTCTTGAATGCCTATGTTGCCTAGTTCGTCTACAACGTAATTTGATTTAAATAGCTCTTCGCTAGGGGTTTCGAATACAAATGAATCAAAATCAACTGATTCATGCAATATCCAGTTACTGGATTCGCCTTCTGTGATGTCGGCATTGATTTGTTTGTGTAATTCTTCGAAGATTTTGGCGAATGTCACATGGTCGCCGTTTGAATGAATTTCTTTCGCTTTCTTTAGGAATTTTTTAGGGATTTTATAACCTTTCTTTTTCTCACCGCAAACATAGTGCTGAACTTTAACGCTTTCTCTATTAATACCGATCCCCGTTCCCTGGTCTGGCGTAGATGCGCCGACACTATCGAGTAGAATAGCATCGTGGTCGAAAACCATGTCTTTGGCGAGCCATGTATATTCTTGACCTCGCTCGTTAACCGACAGCTCAACCTCTTCAACATCGAGCCATACGCCGACACTGGTATGGATAGGCCTGGCGTCTTTGTTGGTTTCGACTTCTTCAATCCGGTCGAGTAATCGCTTGCCTTTCTCGGTCATCAACGCCTTTTGAACATTAATGACTTTATCGAGAGCAATACGGTTATCATTGGTGATACGGGCGTTTTCATTCCATGCACCAAATCTGAAATCAAAGTCTATTTCGGGATCGTTAGCAGAAACAAACACGCCGTCTATTTCAGGGTGCTCGACAGTAACAGGGGTTTTGTTGAGAGTCTTAAA